AAAGCATTTTCAGATCCCACGCTTTTTACTGAGGCTGTGGATGCAACCGCGAAAAGAACCGGCTCTTACGGCTGGCACGCACACGGGGTAATTACATCAGGGAACGATCAGCAATCTAATATATCCCGTTACCAGGTCATAGACCTTACCGGGATGACAACCGTATCGGTATGGATCAACTTTTCCGGAACCCATGCCGGGGACGGGATAGCTTACCTTGATGTTTACGTTTATGATGTCGGAGAGACCCTACCCCCCCTCAGTGTCGGTACTGGGGATAATGGGTTTACGTCTGGATGGGCCCGGCTTGATATTGATGTAACCGGTTATTACGCAGGGAATTGTGAGATCCAGATAAGAAAAGTAGTTGCCAATACTACAGGCGGGACCGTTAACGCGCAATTTTATGTCGATGATATTGTATGTAATGCCCTTCCGCCTGCTCCTACTGCCTCGTTTACGGCCGATGTAACTTCGGGCGATCCCCCGCTTACCGTTCAATTTACCGATACTTCAACAGGTACACCAACCTCGTGGAGTTGGGATTTTGATGATGGTTCCGATCCTTCAACCGACCAGAACCCGGAGCATATATTCTCCGGCCCCGGGACGTTCCATGTAGTTTTAACTGCGACCAATGCGGGAGGAAGCGACGCATCTGACGCAATGACAATAACTGTGGGTATAGCTCCCGTTGCCTCGTTTACATACGTCAGAGCGGGCAATGTAATTACTTTCACTGACACTTCAACTCATGTCCCTACCTCATGGAGCTGGGATTTTGA